TCTTTGGGTCTTCCATCTAGGTTTGCAGTTTCATCTAAAGCTCCATGAGTAAGTATAGATGTGCCAAAGTCCATGACAACGCAATCGGTCTTAATCGTATTTGGGTATAACTCAGGATCAAGAATGCGCAAACCACGCCCAATCATCTGCACCATTGTGCCTTTTTGTGAGCATGGTCTAGTTAGAATGATACAGGACACAGGCGGAGCATCAAATCCTTCTGTCAGCACCATAACATTCACAATTACCTGCGTGTCACCAAACTCAAGATCGTGCAGCATCGCGGCTCGTTCGTCTTTTGGGGTTTCTCCAATTACGAAATTTGCCTTAATGCCAGCGTTTAGGAAAGCTTCGCATACGTGTTCAGCGTGTAAAACTGTAGAACAAAACACAACGGTCTTGCGATCTCCTGCCTTCTCTTTCCACTCTTGTACGATACGATCATTAATAACCTGACGATCCATGATCGCCGCAACCTCTTCCATGTCATATTCTTTGCCACGCTTAGTAACGTTTTCAAGTTGTTCGCCTACTCCAAGATCAATCACGAATGATTTAGGACGAACTAAAAAGCCTTCACGGATTAAAGTAGCTAATTCAATTTGGTGAGAGCAGTTATTAAATACAGACCGCAAAGCTTTACCATCGCCACGATTTGGCGTTGCTGTAAATCCTACGATCTCTGCTTTGTCGTTATCTTCAAGAACCGCGTCAATAACCTTGCGATAAGTGTCAGCCGCCGCATGATGTGCTTCGTCAATAACAATCATATCAAATAAAGGACGATCTCTAAGGTTTTTATTCCTCGACATTGTTTGAACCATTGAGAACACAGCTTCGCCATCCCAGTGCTTTACTGTACCATTGACAATGCTTGTTGTGATGTAAGGATTAACCTTCTCAAACTTTTGCTTGTTCTGCCTAACAAGCTCGTCACGATGTTGCATGACTAGAATTCTTTTGCCCTTATTGTGGCGTTGACCAACTAGAGCTGAAAGCATAATTGTTTTGCCAGCTCCTGTAGGAGCAACGACAAGGGTATTTCCGTGCTTATCTAATGCGTTACACGCGTCAGAAACGGCTACCTCTTGGTAAGGACGTAATATCATAATAAAACCTATTTGCTAGAATAGTTGGGGGGTTAGCGGCTCACGGCCCCCCTGTCCGTGTTCTAGCAGGCGCAGATTGGCCTTGCCGCTAGATTAACTTTGCGCCCATGCAGGAACTGCACCAGTTGGCTGTGGAGCCGTTTGTTGTGCAGTCTGATTAACCGGTTGTGTTTGTTGTGCCGGTATATTCCCTTGGGTAAAAAATTCGCTGTTTTCAGGCGTTAGTGCCACCATTAGCTGATTGCTATCTGGATAGCCATTAGTGCCTTTCTTTACACCAATTTTCGCACAAATCTCTAATGCGTTCAAGTCGAACATGCCAGAGATATTACGATTTTGTTGTGCTTGCGGTGACATGTCAGTAGGTAAAATGCTTCGTGCGCTTTCTACGATTGACTTCAATGTACGAAGACCGATTTCTTTTGCAAGAGGCATACCGCTTGCTCCTAGCTTATCACCATCTACAAAGATGCTGTGCCAGAACTTGCGACGATCAAAATCACCACCAATAATAGTAAATTCAAGGTTCATCCACTTTGCAGACGTACTTGCTGATTTCTTAAACCATTGGCCTTGACCAAACTCAGGGACTTCAATGTCACCAGCCTGAACTAAGACTACAGCACGAACTACAGTTCCTTTTGGAATTAATGTAAATTCTTGATTTTGTGGGTTTTCGTCTTGTGGGACGTTATTTAGATTAAGCATTATGCTTCTCCTTCGCTAGAGATTTGTGTTGCAGGATCGACAAAGGTTAATTCTTTGTCTGTTTTTGGACCACCACTGCTCATTTTCTCAATGAGCTTACCTAAGTGTGGTTCTTCAAGTGTATCAAGTCTACCAGAACGATCTTTAGCTGGGTAGCCCCATTCATTCAAAGGTTGACACACGAATGCTCGGTACTGTCCATGATCACCTGTCAAGATTGACATTGTGATTACTTCGTCTACAATTCCGGGCAATTCTCTACCAGTTTTGCTACCTTCTATTTGAAGGGCATACTGTTTTCTTCCATATTCGTCTGTAATCTCGTCAAGTATACCAACGAATATTACATTTTTTGATCGAATATGCTGTATGTGGGTTAGCCACGACATCATTTCACGACCATGTAAGCCATAAGCTGCACGAGTATCTAACTTGCCAGAGCGGTCAGAACGTACTTCTGGTTGCTGTAAGCACCATTGGAAGCACAATCGCCCTGCTACAGTTATTGAGTCAACAAAAAGTGTGTCATATTTGTTCCACACATCTTGTGATCCGTCACCATACATAGACTCGACATAGTTGTAGTGAGACTCACTATACGGCTGGTCTTCTGCTAGTGATGGATTTGGTCCACCTAAGAAGCAAGCTAAGTCACGACATTCTGCCCATGTTCTAGGTCGAACTACATCAATAGGATGTCCTTCAATAGCCGCGTCACCAGCCTCTAAATCCATAAACAAAGTTCTGTCTGGGTTTAGTGTGCGAGCTAGTGTAGTTTTACCTACACCACTTTGACCACACACTACGATCTTATGGCCTTTAGTCTCTGCCATACGTTGATCGGCTGTAATAATTTGTAAAGCCATTTTATTTATCCAATTCTACTGTGAAACGACCAACTTCTGTTGTTCGGCAATTTTCAAGAATTCTCTTGATTGTTGGTGGCGCTGCTGTAAACTTGCGCTCTTCAACGGCAAAGGTCATCTTGCCATAGTGTCGTGCATCTTCTTCAGACAATTCGCCTAAAGCTCTACGCAGTCCATCTTGATCCCATGAAATCTTTTTAGATAAAACTGCTTTGATTTTACGGTTGCCATCTAAGATGTGAGCCGTACCAAAGTCTTTACCTTCTTCATGCAAAGCATCTCTTGCACGAGATAAATATGTGCATGACAATTCATTTTCAACGTCATTTAATTCACCCTTCAGTTGATTAATAACTGATTTAAGTTCCTCTCGACGTTCGAATAGTTCGCGACTTTTCATGTCGTTTCCTTTCTGCTTGTTACTAGAGTCCCAACTATAAGCATATAGCATGGTTTCGTGTCAAGAACTTTTTTAAACATAATTTTTTTTATGTTGAGTATTGACATCCCATACTATATGGTATATAGTGGTATTATTAAGTAAGGGAAATTAAAATGAAAACTTTAGATAAACTAAAAGAAATTTGTGATGCTCATGGCGTAATAATGGACGCAGTTAATGGTTACATACATCCAAGTGTCAAAATTGGAAACTGGTGGAGTATCGTGTTCTACGCTCCAAAAGGTAAGGGGTTTATGGCTTCTGGATTATATTGCGTAGGCTTTGGCGATAAATCAATTGTTGCGGCTGTTAAGTATATAAAGGAAGAAATTGCAACAGGCTTCTTTGATTTAGATCCAGATGATGATTTTTATGATGGAAGCGATCTACCATTAACCCACGATATAGAGCGTATATAATATTAAACAGGGGGGCTAGCGCCCCCCTTTTTTCGATAATAAAATATCAATGCCTAGACAGGCTTTCATAAGCTTCTTTTTTAGCTTAAATTCAGGCGTTTCAACGCCCTTGGCATCGTCAACAATATCATGCCATACGCCATCTTTATCTTCGCGCTTGTAACAGAAGTCAGCGATGTAGGCACATATCTTCTGATCATTAACCATCAAGTTAAATCGCACCTGTAGCTCAAGGTCTTTGATTGTTCCAGCTCGTTCAAGCGACTTTAGGTAAAGGTAATGTTCGCCTTCCCATTTAGAATCAAACTTGATACCCTGAATGATAACTTTTTTGTTTCCGTATTTGGGTCTTGACCCACGCCGCTTGGGATTATATACATTAGGGAAAGTCATTTATGGGAAGGAACCTCCATGCCAAACCCCGGTAAGTATAAATCCGTAGGCGTCTCTATTGAAGCTTATGATAAACTTGTTATCATTGCTGAAAGCGAAGATCGCGCTATTGGGCGACAACTTGCGCGTATGATCGACGAAACATACGAACATATTAATGCTAGTGTCAAGTCTAGGCGTCAAGCTCCAAATAGCTATGGCACAGTTGGTCTAGGTGGACTGTCTTCTGTCTTAGAAGACTAAAGAAGATCAGCGCTACCTAAACCACCTAACAGAGTAGCCGCCGCCGCAGGGCTTTGCCTTGCTCGATCTCTAAGAGACATTTTTCTGACTGCCTCTTGCTGTATTCTTTCGATTGGACTTAGCGGGGCGTATCTAGCTTGCGGTTGTCTTACTTCAGGAATGTCAAAAAGGTTTAAATCTAAAGGCTGAACATTAGGAGCACTTGTTTGGCCTTTCTGACGAAACGGGCCTTCTTCGTTAAGAACTATACGAGGCTGAGATTGAAGACTTGCGCGACTAACTTGACCCGTTGTGGAACCTACTCCACTTGCAATTCGACCTGCAAGTGCTGCTTTACCTCCGACATCAATACCCTCGTCAAGCGCAGCTTGGTTCATCATAGATAGCATTACATTACCACGAGACTCTGGGTTATTTGCAGAAGCCTTTCTCATTTCAATGTATTTTTTAA